GAGACTTTCTACTTAATTGTTCCCTTTCATCATTTAAGGTAGTTTGTACATGGACTAGTTTAATCCTTGGTTTATCTTTCTTCTTCCATTCAAATCTACCTGTATGTTGATATTTCTCAATAGTAGAAGGATTCATTTCAAACTTTTCTGTCTTGTAAATATCAAGTCCATCATAAAACTCTAGAACAATAGTGTTATTTCCTGTGTATTTAAACTCACGTTTATATTCTCTATTCTTAGCTATATCTATTTTAAATCTTACATCATCTATTGAGACATCTATCTTTCTACCATCTATGTTATATGTATAGAAATAGAACATATATTTATTAGGCTTTCCCTGTACAGGAATAATAGAATAATATTCACTGTTAGAAGAAACTCCTAGCCCACTATTGACTAATATTGTTTGTTGGTTATTTATAACTATTTCTATATCATCAGGATTGAAACTAAATATCACCTTGGATAGGTAGTCTTCCAGATAGTTCTCACATTTTCTATGTTTACATACAGTATTAAAATCTTCTGCTGTACGTACATCATCAAACTCTTTTAGAAAGAAATCTGTATTAAACATCATTCCATTAGTCTGAATTCCTAGTCCTTGAGGAGTGGGTAGAGTGGCTACACAAATCTTTTTGTCTGTCATAAATGCTTGATTAACAGCATCTATATCCCTCTCATCTAAAATAATATCATAAGTGGTATAGAAGAAACGACTGAATCCCAACTGTTTAGCTGATTTAGCTCCATTAAACAAATTAGTGAGCACAGGAGGGCTTTGATTACTATCTTTTAATCCATTAATGTTAATCTCTGCAAAGTAATCAGAACAGTCATTATAGAACCTTGTATAATAGCTATGGTGAGACAAAGGATTATTAGCATCATATATGTAATAATCCACCATCTTTTGTATACTAGCGTCCACTGGATAATGAGATACTAGTATAATCTTTCTACCTAAAGGCTTTAAAGAAAGGATTGTTTCTTTAGTGAGCTTTACACGTTCCTTTAGATTAGGATGGGTTCCTAAGATAATCACTTCTTCATCTATTACATCTAGGTTTAATTTTTTAATTAAATTAATACTGTCAGTATTAATATCTCCAGATAAATAAACTACATCCTCTTGTTCATTATATTTATTACAATATATATCTAGGTTGTACATCATCTTTAATAAGTCATATTCCATGGCTTCTTTAATAGCAATAGGATTAAGTTCCTTATTACCAGAGTCTCCTTTAGAAGGAAAAAAGAATACATCACAAGCTTGTAGAAATCCAGATACATCATTATTCTCTCCCCATACAATGCAATTATCTGGCTTGTTGTTCATTAATGGTTGCCAATAGCTACTAAAATTACCAGCTTGATTACCTAAGAAGTGAAACATCACCTTATGTTTTTTTAGATGCTCAGCCATTTCAAATGCATAAGCTTGGTTCTTTCTAGGAGTGAATAGTCCTACAGTGACAATATGTTTATAACTAGGATCTAGTCCTAACTGTTTTTGTTTTTCTAGTTTGTTACGTTGTTTTTTATCTACAGGATATTCAATCACCTCCATAGGAATTGGTAGGTGTATATATTTAAACACACTATAAGAGCTAACAAACATAAACTTATCAGGCATCCATTTCTTATTTCTAGGATTGAACGAGCTATCGTGGGTAGTTTCTACAATTTTCCAGGTTCTATTTTCATTATAGATCTTTTCTGATATACTATCTTCCATAAACATCTCTGGAAACTCTTCCATAGATATTACATCTGGATTGAAATCATTACAAATCTTCACGAATTCACCTAGTTTATCTTCTCCTAAAGAATGAAAGTTCTGTTCACCTACAAGATTAATAATCTTATTTCTTTGTACTACATAGTTCCATGCAATAAATGCATGTTCTATCACCTTAATATCAAAATCATTCTGTAATAGTTCCACCTTATTTAATGTAACTTGGGGAGCACCTCCTGTTGATAGGTGAGGAGTGATTATAAGTAATTTTTTCATATATACATTTATTTATATACTAAATAGTCATCAGTGGCTTTGTTCTCAGCTAATAGTTTATATCCAAGATTGAATAGAAATGATAGGGCCCCTTTGTTTTCTGTAATATCTTCTAACCAAATCATAGGGCTATTGTTTTTTAACAGGGTAGTCATCCCTTCAAAAGCTGAAAGTTCATGTCCTTCTATGTCTATTTTGATAAAGTTTATTGGTTTTTGAAAATGTAGGTCATCTAAAGCAAGAACAATGTTTTGGTTTTCTCCATTAGCTGCTATTTTAACTACACCAGAGTTAGAGAAATGGCCATTATCAAAATTGACAATAGAGGTGTGACTACCCACTCCTACATTAAAACAAAGGATATTATGTATTCCCTTTACATTTTTACTAAGGAGTTCAAAGTTATTATAATCTAATTCAAATGCTAAAATTTCCATATCTGGAAACCAATGTTTAAATTGTAAACAGTGAGATCCTATATTAGCTCCTAGGTCAAGCATTAGTCCTTTTGAGGGAAAATGGTGTTTCCACCTATTAAATAGCTCAAATTCCCAAAAATTATTATATTTCACTATATCATCAGATATACATTCAGGACTATCAAATATAAGCATTGGAACTCCCTGAACACTTATAAGCCTGCTTTCTCGTTTCATTTGTTGAATTTACAGCAAAGTTACTACATTTATATGAAATAACTAATATTATAAAAAAAATTTGGTAATATCAAATCTTTTACATAGTTTTGCTAGGATTTATAATTTCTCCATAGGTCAACGACCACATACACCCAATTCTAGGGTGTATTTTAATTTCTATACTAGAATTTATGTATAATTAATAGCATTTCCATGAATGACCAAATAACATCATACAAACAAGAATTAAAAGCCATGGATGACCGACTTATAGAAATGGAAGACAAAATTGATCTAATAGACACAAAACTTACACAAGTGGTAGATGCTATTCTTGGAAATCCTCTTACAAAAACTGGAGGATTTATGCATGACATTGAGATTATTAAACTTCAGATAGGTGAGCTTGAACGAAAGCAATTGAGATATGAAGAGTTTAAAAAGAAAATTACATGGGCAATTGGTGTAATTGTAGCAATAGGTGCTATAGTTCAATACATCACATCTATATACGCAAATGTTAAACCTAATTAATATGGCAAAGCTAAAGTTTGGAAAAAATGAATATTGGAAACCAACCCCTAAGAAAATAAGAAAAGCAGCAGATGCTATATCTGGAGCATGTGTGTTCTCTGGAGGACTTACATCTTTAAATGGCCATCCTATTATAGGAACCATCATTTTTACAGCAGGATTTTTAGCTAAAATACTTTCAAATTTCTTTTCAGAAGATGAGCCAATCAAATCAAAAAAATCAACTAAAGCAGTTTAATCCATTACACATATTGATTGTAGTGTTGTTTGTAATTATATTATTACAGAGAGGCTGTGCAAATACTAAAGCTCCTGAAATAATTACAAAAATAGACACTTTCATTCAGGTGAAGTATGACACTTTCATAAGATATGGACATTCAAAACCAGAGTTTGTTAAGGGAGAAACAGATAAAATAGTAGAAACTGCAACAGAATATGTCCTTTCTGAAGAAGATTATGGTCTTGTACAGAGACTTGATACATTAATTGAGCTGTATTCAATGAAAAACATATATAGAGATAGTATACCAATTGATACATTTGGATATGTTAAACTAATTGATACTATTCAAGAGAATAGGTTCTTAGGGAGATCTTTTGTTACAAACATAACTATTCCAGAGAAAACAATTACAACCACCAAAACCATCATCCTACCTCCTGTTAGACAATTCTATATAGGGGGGGGCCTAATGGGAAACAGATTTTCCCTGATAAATTCTGCAAGTGCAGGACTCTTGTATAAAGATAAACAAGATAGAATATTTGGAGTTTCTGTAGGAATAGGAAATGGTCAACTATCTTATGGCGTTAGTTCATATTGGAAAATTAAATTATAATTAGACAATGAAAATTTCAGAACACTTAGACTTATCAGAAGTTATAAGAAGCGAAACAGCTAAAAGAAAAGGAATTAGTAATGCCCCCAGTTCTGAACATCTGGAAAACTTTAAAAAGTTAGCAGAAAACATCTTTGAACCTATTAGGAATCATTTCAATGTTCCAATACATATAATTTCAGGATATAGAAGTAAAGAACTTAACACTGCTGTTGGAGGTGCTTCAAGTTCTCAACATTGTTCAGGAGAAGCTATTGACATAGATATGGACGGTAGTTCTAATGGTGTAACAAACAAAATGGTGTTTGATTTTATAAAAGCCAATCTAAACTTTGATCAAATGATCTGGGAATTTGGTAATAGCAACAACCCTGATTGGGTCCATGTGAGTTATGAATCAACTGGTAAACAAAGAAAACAAATTTTAAAAGCTACCAAGATAGGAGGAGCTACAAAATATTCACCTTATTAAAATATAAAAACCAATGGCAAGAGCAGTTAGTAGTGACTCCAGGAAGGTTACCTTCGGAGTTAGAAAGAAAGGAAAAGCAAAGAAGGGACATGGTCCTAAAGAGAAATCTGTCTCTAAATATAGAGCACAGGGTCGTTAATCAAACTAAAATATATGGAAAGTGACAGTAAAACAATTAAAAAGATTAAAGGATGGCTGTTTGATGCTAGCCATGTTCTTCCTACCATTTGGATACGATTGCCTTTTCAAGCTGATAATGGATCTAAGTGGATCATATTGGACAGCAGACATTACCTTTTATTTAATTTCAGGATGTTTCTGGCTATCATATATTTTGCTATCCAAGCATTTAAATAAAACTAATCAGATTGATTAGAGTGATTCTAATTAATTTACTTATAGTGATTTTTTTACACCCATTGTAGATATCATAAAAGAACATATCTTTGGGAATTAATATTTTTATTATGGCAATACCTTCTAGACAAATAGGCTGGGGAACAGAAGAAAACCTTTTATGGCAAATTTCTAAACAATTAGAAGCAATAACTGGTGTTGCATACAATTCTAGTGGAGGAATCGTTGGTCCTCAAGGTCCTATTGGTCCTCAAGGTCCACAAGGAGTTGAAGGCCCTCAAGGAGTTCAAGGAGAAGTTGGTGCTGCACTTACAGTGTTAGGATCCTATCCTGATTTAACAGCTTTCTTAGCTGGTGCTGGTGGAAGTCCTGGTAATCCTGGAGAAGCTTGGTTAATTGAATCTGACGGTTCATTATATATCTGGAATACAGCAACAAGTGCTTGGGAAGATGTAGGTGATCTACAAGGACCACAAGGTGTACAAGGTGTGCAAGGTCCTCAAGGAGAACAGGGAATACAAGGTGTTCAGGGTATTCAAGGAATTCAGGGTGTACAGGGTGAAACTGGTGCACAAGGTGCAGCTGGGGGATTTGGTTATCTAGGATCTTTCTATGACACTACAAATCAAACAGGTGTTGCTAATAGTGTTCTTACAATGGCAATTGGTAATTCAGATCCATGGAATAGTGGAGTTTCTATCACTTCTGGTAATAGAATCACTATAGCTAATCCAGGTGTATATAACATAGCGTTCAGTGCACAGATGGTAAAAAATAGTGGTAACACTGCAACGCATGCACATATTTGGTTATCACAAAATGGTGTAGATGTACCTACTAGTGCTTCTCAATTAGGATTTCCTTCCAACTCTGTATATGTTATAGCAGCTTGGAATTTCTTTGTTAAAACAACAGTGGCTAATGAATATTTCCAACTTAAATGGGAAATAAATAGTAATGTAGATAATGGAATAACTATTCAATCAGCTACAGCTACAGGAGATATTCCTGCTATTCCTGGTCTTATAGTAACAGTAAATCAAGTAGGAGCATAAAATTAAAATAATATGGCAATACCAGCAAGACAGATAGGATGGAGTCAGAAGTCTAATTTACTTTGGCAGATATCTAAGCAATTAGAATATCTTACAGGTGTGTTATATAATGGTACAACAACTACCACAACAACCACTGTTCCTCCAACCACAACAACAACAACAACTATTTAAGAGAATAAATAAACCAAACAACTACATATGAAGGAATTAAGATTTATCTGTGCTCAACCAGATGATGCATATTACACATGGCAAGTGCATTTATGGGTAGAGAGCTTAAAGAAAATTGGTCATTCAGATAAAGCTACAGTGTTAATATTCACTCCTAGCTTTAGAGAAAAGAATGAGAATTGGAAACAGATTATTGATCTCTATCCAGAGACAGAATTTGTATTCTATAAAGATGTGGATGATGTTAGTAAACTTTTAGGAACATATATTCCTATTTTACGTCCATATGTATTAATGAAATACTTTAAAGAGCATCCAGAGATGGTGAGCAAAGCAGTATTTTATTGTGATTCAGATGTAATTTTCACAGAAAAATTCAATATAGATGCTTACCTGGATGATGAAATCAATTATCTATCAGATACAAACAGTTATATTAATGCTTCATATTTTGATAGCAAGATTCACCAGGTGTTACCTGAGAAACTTGAAGAATACAAAACAATAGATATTCTAGCTGAACTAACTAGTTACATAGGAATTAGTAGGGAGATAGCAGAAAAGAATAATTTAAACTCAGGGGGGGCCCAATATTTGTTAAAGAATATTGATGGTAAATTCTGGGAGAAGGTGATGGGAGATTGCATATTCATTAGAAGCTATTTGTTAAGTATAAACAAAAGATTCTTCAAAGATGAAAGTGCAGGATATCAAAGTTGGTGTGCTGATATGTGGGCTGTTCTCTGGAACCTTTGGTTGAGAGAACAAGAAACAAAGAACATTGATGATTTAGAATTTGCCTGGAGTTCAGATCTTACTGAAAAATTAAATAAAACCACCATCCTTCATAATGCAGGTATAACCCAAAATGATATGGGAGATTATCTAGCATTTTATAAAGGTCACTATCACACAGGAAAAGATCCTTTCAGTGATCCTCATTTATACAAAGTGTATGAGGATGAGAATAGTAAAAAAAGATGTACACATTATTATGTGTCTCAATTAGTAGAATTAAAAAATAAATATAATCTTAAATATTAATTATTATGTCAAATCAGAGAGATTTAAAAGCATTTGTTCGCTACGATGGTAGTGGAAGGGTTGTTGCAGGCAGCCTAGTTCTGAGAAAGAATAAGCCAAAGGTAGGTAGATGGAGAGAAATACAAGCATATGAGTGCTGTAATTATGTTCCTACAACAACAACTACAACTAGTTCTAGTTCTACAACAACTACAACTACAACAACTACTCCAACAACCACAACCACCACTACAGAACCACGTTAAAATTAATAAAATATGTCAACTAGTAATAAATTAAAAGCGTATGTACGTTTTGATGGCTCAGGAAGAGTTGTCCCTAGCAGTGTAATTCTGGCTAGATTTAAGCCTAAAGTGGGTAATTATCAAGAAATTGATTCAACAGAATGTTGTGAATATGTTCCTACAACCACTACAACTACTACATCAGGAGAACCTACAACAACCACCACAACTACAGAACCACGTTAAAATCAATAATAATGGCAAAATCACTATTCCCTGAAGAAATGATGAAATCAGGAGAATTAAACTTGGAAACAATAGCTGGAAAGCTTACATATTTCCATGAGCAATTACATTTAACTCATTGGCAGACAACTAGTTATGCTGAACATCAGGCTTTGGGAGGATTGTATGATTATGTACATGATTTTAAAGATGGTGTAATTGAAAAACTCATGGGATATACAGGTAAAAGACCTGCTCCATATAAGATAGAACCTCTTACAAATTGTACAGGTAATGAATGTGTGTCAAATCTTTTATCTTTTGCATCCTCTTTAAAAAGCTATGCTGAAGCAAATAGTTATCACGATATAGCAAATCTAGCAGATGCATTATCTGGAGAAGCTGCTAAAACTAAATACTTATTAACTTTGAGTTAATGCAAATAAACAAAAAGTTCTTTCCAGAAGTGATGCAAGATAATGAAATAGCTTATTTTGCTCACTTAACTGGTATTATAGATTCAATTGATGAACTTTCAACATTAGAAATTACAAAGAATCCTAATGCTTATCACTTTAGACTGGCTCCTTCATTACCAAAATATAATGAAATGCTTCTAGAAGAGATATTAAAGTTTCACAACATGTTCCAAATAAGATTGTTATTGAGTAAAAGTATTAAATCTAGTGCTACCATCACATTTGAAATATCATTAGATAATTAATGCCTGTTATTTATAAAATATTATCTCCTTCTAATAAAGTCTACATAGGTCAAACTTGGGACTACAAAAAAAGAATGTCAGGGTATAAAAATATATCTTGTAAAAGACAGCCTAAACTTTATAACTCTTTATTAAAATATAGTGTTGATAATCATTCATTTACAATAGTTCATGAACTTCCTGAAGACATAAGTCAAGGTGTTCTTGATACATATGAACAGTTATATATAGATCAGTACAGAGACTGTGGTATACAATTAATGAATATTAGAGAGGCAGGAAGTCATGGAAAACACTCTCAAGAAAGTATTGATAAATTAAAAAAAGCAAACTTAGGAAGAAAATGCTCTGATGAATTTAAAAAAAGGAGAAGTGAAATAATGAAAGGTAATACTCTAAGGTTAGGGTCATCTCAATCAAAAGAAACTAAACTGAAGATGGGAAATTCTAGAAGAGGACAAGTTAGATCTGAAGAAACTAGGCTCAAAATGAGAAATTCAGCCATTGGTAAAAAGAAGTCTCCAGAACATATTAGAAATGTGGTGGAGGCAAAAAGAAGAAATAGAGAACTGAAACTTGAAATAAATTTGGAAAATTAATATTAATTATTTACATTTGCTTTTTAAACCAAAAATTACATAATATGTCAGACAATGTTGTTCAAATGAACACTTCTAAAATTGAAGAAGCACAAACAGTTAACACGTATGATCCAAACAAGAAGTATACGTGGAGTAAAGATGATTCATTTATTCTATCTGGTGGAGAGTTTGGTGTTATTCTAAACACCCTAAGAGCTATACTTGGAACCCCTGAAGCTGCAAAGATTTTGCTAGCTAACCAAGCAAACAATATTATTGAAGGTTCTTTAGCTAGAGCTGTAGAAGCAGGTATTGTTGTAGAAGCTCCAGAAGCTGAATAATGATATTTGAACCTACTAATAGGATCGATGTACAAACTCCAAAAGGTGATGGTGTAATATGGTTAGTCACTGATTATGGTCATGAGACAGATACCATTTACACCATTATCATTAATAAGACAGGAGAAATGTGGCAATTTGCCCACAAAGATATTGTTGTAAAAAAGAATATAACATTTGGAAGAACTGGTTACACTTAAAAATAAATAAATTGGCAACTATTCCTAAGACTAAAGTTTATAACCCACAGAAAGCAGAAGCTTATGTAGGGAAAGGTGTTCTTAGAAATGGAGGAATCACTCCTGTACCAAATGGTCCATTAATTAAAAAGAAAGGACCATTCAAAGGAAGTGGATTAAAAGATGGTGGTAAGATGATGTTAAAACGAAAAGATGGTTCTGTTTCAAAGAGAGGTCTTTGGGATAATATCAGAGCAGCTAAAGGATCTGGTAAAAAGCCTACAGCAGCAATGCTTAAACAAGAAAAGAAAATTAAAGCTAAAACAAAGAAAT